GTCATCGGGTTGTGTTGTCCCGGCCTATCAATGCGCGCATTAGCCTGCAAGTAAGTCTCTACGCTAGTAACAGGAGCGTACCAAATAATAGTATTAGCTGCGGTTAGGGTTAGACCGTGTGACGCTGCTTGTGGCTGTATGATAAGCACTTGAATCTTATCTGTTTCTTGGAAGTCTTTAATTATTTCGCTTCGTTTATTTACAGAAACTTTACCCGATATTATTTTGCACGGGATTTTACTTTTAATTAAAAAATCATTTAGTAATTCTATAGTGTGGGTAAAAGGCACAAAGACAAGTACCTTGTGCGAAGACTCGTCTATTACTTCTTTAACGACATTCAAACGGTTACTTACATCAAACTCAATGACTTGTCTATCGTCCGTGTAGACCGCACCCCCTGATATTTGCAGTAGCTTGTTTAAGTTAGTAGCAGCGTTAACAGAAGTGACCTGCTCCCCGTCAGCTTCCATAGTCATGCGATCCTTTAACCTTTTATAGTACGAAGCTTGTTGTTTAGTAAGCGGCGCTTCTCGCTCTACGTAAGTAACAGAAGGCAAATCTAAACACTGGTCTTTCTCAAACCTAATGGCAGGTTGCAACACTTCGTGTACTATTTTGTTCGCTTCTGGTTTGGGACGCCACGTAAACTGAGACACTTTGTGCATTACCTTGTCTCTAAATTGGCCGTAGTATTTAGGCGCGTTCTTTGCGTTGACTAGCTTAGCCAAGCCAAAAGCATCTACAGGTGATTGTGCTGCGGGAGTACCAGTAAGCATCCAAAGCCAAGCAGTATTCGCCGTAATGTCACGCAAAGTTTTCCATCGGTTAGTCTGTGTGTTTTTGTAGGCGTTAGCTTCATCTACTACAATTACGTCAAAGCCCCCGTTAATAATCTCGTCCTTAACTACAGCTACCCCATCAAAATTTATAATGACAAACTCAGCACCCGCATTTAGTATTTTCTTCCGTTGCTCAGAAGTCCCATGCGCTACGGAACAACTACGGTGCATAGCAAACTTGAACAAATCTTCTTGCCATGCAGATTTCATAATAGACAGAGGGCATATAACTAAGACACGTTTAACTTTGTCCTGCTGCATCAGGTAATCTACTGCCCATATTACAGACGCTGTTTTACCGGTGCCTTGTTCGTTAAAACAAAAAGCTTTCTTGTGCAAAGTTAAAAAAGAAGCAGTTTCTTTTTGGTGGTCGAACGGTTCATACCTTCCAGTATACGAATAGTCACGGGTCATAGGAGACGGTACTTTTTTTACTCTTAACCCCGCAAGTACTTGGGCTTCGTGCAGCCTCCAAGGCACTGCTATCTTGTAAACTCCATCTACTTCATTGAGTATTTTATAGTCATCTACCTGCTCGGTAATTAAATGAGGACGTTTTGTTTTTAACACTAGGGCTTTATTGTCTATTACTTTCACTGTTTATCTCTTTCCGTATATGTTTTCTTGTTCTCGGTCGAGGTAAGGAGTTAGCTCACGGGCTAAATCGTCCATGTCCATTGATTCGTTTATTAACGGGTCATCTTCTTCAACCTCAAACGAAGGCACGTCAAATCCCTGCATGTGAATAACGTTATTAAATTTCGGTGCTTTCACATTGCATTGGTAACCGTTCCAAACAAATTTACGCTCTCCTCGTATATGCTCTCTCACTACAACCTCGCCGTTGGGAGTAAGCCGCGTATGTTCTTCTACAAAGTGTATTATTTTCTTCCTGTTTCCGCTTAGCGTAGTAGCGTATTCTCTGTCTTTGAAGTAGTGTTTTGTGTCTCTGGTGTCTACACAAAAATTCATACGTAAGTCATTCTTTTTTGTTTGTACTGTCCACATCTTGTCACGATTATTCCAAAAATTAAAACACGCGCAAAAAATACCTACATGCGCAGCTTCTTTACCAATTTCTTTAACTGTAAACTCATCATTAAGTATATCAGGGTGCTGCCAAGTTTTTCGGGTGAAGCATGTTTTATTACCGCCAACGTTATTCGGTTTCTTTTTGTGGGGTATTGTCACCATGTCATCTGCCACCCAACGCAAAGTTCTCACTTCGCCTTCTGAATTTACTGCTACATAAAAATACAACCAGTAATTCTTCTGTACTTTATCTTTAGTTGCTTTAACACTAAGAGGCACGCTCAATCCTATTTTATAAACAATGTCTTTTGTAGGCTCCACATGAAGAGGAGAACTTTCGTATTTTGTAGCGTAGAAAAAATTAGGAAATACTTTATCGTCGCTGTTGTCGGGGAAAACCATATTTGTAGCAACAAACATAATCCCCGGAAATTTTTCTGGTACTTCTACTCGGGTCTCTAACAAGTCCCTTGCAGTCATTGCAGTAGGAGGCACAAAGACACCTAGCTTTTTAAGAGCATTGGTATTTGCTTTGCTGTCCCACGAGCGCTCACCTGTAGCACGGGACATCTCTTTAAAATTTCTATCCAAGTTAGCAAGGGTTTGTTTTATTGTTTTGCCCCTGCCCTTTGTATATTTCTTGCGTCGCTTCACCGGAACTACAGCTTTGCTCTTACTAAAATACTTAAGAACTTTCTGCAAGTAGTGGTTTACTTTAGCTTTAATTGCAGCACCCATAGCTAACATAGTTTACCCCTTGTTTTTGTTTTTACGCTCACGCGTGCTAGTTTCAGATACAAGGTTACCTTTAGAATCCCGCTTAAAGGATCGGTTGCGGCTAGCTGTCTCTACTCTAGTACCATCAGAGTTCTTGCCACCCTTGTCCATTGCTTTCTTGTGGGCTACATCTTTGCCATCACCCTTAGAAACTTCTCCCTCTCGCATTGCTTTACGCCTAGCTTTGTTGCGTTGAGCGCGTTTCTTTTTTTGCTCTTCTGTGCCTTGGTACTTAGCGTACTCGGCTTTGTAATCTCGTTTCTTATCAGCCATGACGGCCTCCTCTATATTTAATGTAATGTTTTCTTGTAGCTTTCACTGCTTGTAATCTCAGCTAAACTGTTAGCAAATTCTAAGATAACTTTATTTTTAGCCATAAAGAGTTCATCGGGTATTGGAAAACTACTCGGACCAACAAGTTCCGCTAATTCAAATTCAAGGTTTGGGTAGGTTTCTGCCCAATGTTCAAAAACATCTATTGCCATTTGTTCGTCTTTGTAGTGCCCGTCTACATAGGTCTGATCATCTATGTCTACCAATATAACGTAGTTAGTATTCATCATCGTTTCCTGTTGTGTTCGCAGCTAGCAACCGGACAGTACGCACACAGAGGCCCATCTTTGGCGTTCCATACGTCTGCTGTAGTAGCTACTTCTATCTGTTCTAAAGCTTCGTCGAATGTGCCAATGTAAGATTTGTACATATCTACAGTATGCTCTTTAGTTACAAAACCGTTACACACAACAAACGACAACGCAGACTTAATCTTTTTTACTTCGGGGTAATTTATAAACACAGCCCCTGCAAGCAAATCTAGCTGCTTAGTGTCCGCATAGTTTGCGGTTTTGCTAGTCTTATAGTCGATGAGGTAAGCTTTGTCTTCGTTTATTATAAGTAGGTCTGCTATACCCCTATACCAAACATCGTCCCCAAAAAATTTTGCGGGTTTAAAAGCCCCACCATCTTTGGACACTCCAAGCCTAATCTCGCAATGCTTGTCACCTTCTATACTATTGAAAGCGTCTAACGTACCTTGCAAAAATTTGTACTCGCGCTCCAGCGGTTTTCCATCCCTTATATATTTTTCAGCAGCACTATGCACTCTACTACCGTACGCAGTAGCTGCATTACCCCTGTCTTTTACATCCTTAGCAACTTTTAAATGGTAGTATTTTTTAGGGCATTGCTTAAATGTATTTACGCTACTATAAGACCAAGCTGTCATATTCGACCTTTTTCTTTTAAAAATTCGTAGTTCGCTGCGTGGGCATCTTTTACGTATTGTTTGCTTTGCCCGTGGTATGCAACTGCTAAACGTTCACTAACTAAGGCAGCGTTGATTGAAGTTCCGTCTTCAAACAATATTACTCCAAGGTATCGCCCGAACTTTCCTTTCTCTCTGGTTTGGAGTTTGTAGGTTCCTCCGACGTGGAGCGTGTCTTCGACAAACTTCTTTGCCAAGAGTCCGGCTGCTTTTTCTTCAGCATCTCTCGTGCGGCACTCTGGAGTATCAACACCATAAAGACGTATGCGCTCGCTACAACGCCAAGTACCAAACCCAAGGTCAACATCCACGTCGATAGTGTCGCCATCAACCACTTTCCTTATCGTGCATTCATACTCGTACATTTAAAACTCGACCTCCATCCTACCTAGAAAGCCATATTTTCCTAGGGCATGCACCTCTATGCTCCCACCCGGTTCGTGTGTTGCCCAAAGCAGGGCTACTTCCATATTGTCATGGACGCTAATACCGCCACTCGCAGTAATCAGCACGTAAACTAATGTCTGTGGAAACTTATCTTCAACTATGTCTGCATCAGTTACCATTCAATTTCCCCCTTTTAAATGCGCCATATAAGGCGCTTTGTACACTTTACGAAACATGTATTGGTCATTACTCACTCCCGCCTTTGTTTTTTGTAAGGCGGTGCGCACCTACGTCTCTGTTACCCGGGTCAGTTAGAGAATCAAACTGGCTACCGGCAAATTTTTTCGCATACCCTTCGACTTTTGTAAATGCGCGTGGGGGGCATCTAGTTACCGTACCTCCTTTGGCTAGATATTTTTTAATATCCTGCGCTATCTTCTCTCGCTCTTCTTCTTTCTGGTCAGGGGTCAACGTGTTTATCTTGGTCGTGGTCACTAATTAATGCCTGTATAAAAAATGTGCTTGTGTATTTTGGTTGTTATCTCGCCGCTGTACGCCCACTGCGGAAACACTTTTGTACTATGGTAGTGAGTTGCGCCTTCTGTAATATCAGGTACGGACCCACTTAAGTGCGCAATGTATAGCGAGTTAAACCAAGCCTGTTTGTTCTTCGGGTCGTCCGACTTGCCATCACAGTAAAAACTAAATTGGCATTTGTTTCTTACAGGGTTGCCTTGCCAATAGTACCCTTGTTTAACCACGTCACACGCATTGTCTGGGTAACGTGGGTCTTCAATTCTGTTTCGTACTACTTGAGCAACTGCAACTTGTCCTGCACCGGGTTCGCCCCGTGCTTCAAAGTATACTGCCACTGCGATGCACACCAAAGAGGGGGTGATCATAAGCTGTTCCTCAATCGTAAATATCAAAGTTCTCTTCAAAAGGCACACAGGTTTCTAATATTATCTTGCCCATGTTACGGGCTTCCGCTTTAGGAACCACTACAATCTTGTTTGGGTCAACTTCAACGACGCACATCGTGCGTTTTGTTTCTTTGGCTAAAAACTCTGCTTCTTCTAACGCAGTCGTAGGATCAGTGAAGTGGCCCATCTTCAAACTCCTCAAGTATTGTTTCCAGTTTTTCTACCGCTTCGACTGCGCGGTCTAGTAAGGCAAAAAGTTCTTCGGCATCTTCGCCATCTACTTCGATTATTATTTTCATTTGCCCTTCTTCTTTTTAGTTTTTACAAGCAACATACCGCCGAGCACCACTGCGTTTGGTTTCAGAGGCTTAAACTTAAAACCCTTCGCATCGATTTCTACGGCTTCGAAACCTTCGGGCAAATCGAGTCTGATCCATGTGTACTGAGTACCTTCAATTTCCATATCACTCTACCCCGTGTATCTCAATCAGTAAGTCGATGCAGTGCTTCGCCTTGGTTAAGTCTTCTAACGGTTTTCCCTTCTTCTTCCAACGAGAAATATACTTGACTACGTTACCTTCGAGTAAAGACAAACCATTTTGCTCTGCGTATTCGGCAGGTTGGATAACCATATCCTTGTAGTGTGTTCCCCCTGTTTGTTTGTTTAAGGCACTAATCGTTTCGCCCATCCCTTCCGTTGTAAGGTTCTTGTTCTTGCTCTTGTTCTTGGCTATGTCCTTCAACCCGCTTGGTGTCAGCATCCTCTTTTTCCTTCTCTGTTTGCTTCTGTTTTTCAAAAATTCTCGCCCAGTTGTCCCCGATTTCGTGTAGGGGTACAAAGTGCGGTCTGCGTTTGCTGCCTTTACCATTCATTTGTTTTCCTCTGCTTCTTTAACTGCTCTTTGCAACGCAAGGTGCGCTCTTTTAACTTCTATAAGCTCTTGGGGTATATCTATTTTACGTGAGCTACGTTTAACAATTTGCTCTCTTACATACTCATCAGATAGCGTTTCTCTTTTATGTCTGCGTCGAGCTAAATCTTTTTCAGTGCCTTGGTATTTAGCGCGCATTTGTTTAACTTTTTCTGGGTTCTTTTCTCTCCACTTGCTAGTAGCAGCTCTAGCTTTTTCCGCGTTTCTCCGATAACTGGCACGGGATTGCGCTTTAACTGTGGCTAGTTTTTCGGGCGTTAGATTCTCCCACTTGCGGCGCAGGCTTATTTTTTCTCTGTTCTTTTCATACCAACGTTTTCTACGGATGTTTTCGCTAAGTTTATTTTCTTGGTACGCCTCCCGAACACACGCTTTACACTTGTAAGCATAGCCAACAACACCGTGCCTTTTGGCGCTACTAAAAAACTCTAGGGTAAGAGGGTGCGTTTTACCGCACCCGCAACACTTCCTTACCTCCACAACTATTTATCTTCGGAGTGTAAGAAATCTATCTTAAAATCTTCGTCCTTACGAAGACCGTGGTAATCGAGCTGCACCTTAGCGGAGTTAATCATCTTTCCCGCCAAGTTAGAAATTTCTTTAGCTTCTTTATGCGCTATATCACCGCTACGTAACGCTTCAAAAACGTCAGATAAATTGTTACGTAGATCGTTTACATTACTTATATTTGCTTTCTTTTTTCGTGTGGTCATTTTTTATCCCCTAAAAATCACATTTGTAATTATCGTAATATCAGTCTTCTTGGTCTGCTAAGTACTCAGCGCGATCAATCTTGGCTTGAGCAGGGTCTACGTAGTCCTCTTCCAAAGTATCAAGGTACTCGTTTAGCTCAACCATTACTCTGTCTTTATCGTCCATCATCATTCTCCTAAATAAAAAGGCCCGTAGCGTGGGCTAGCCGGTATGCACACCTCAACAAAGAGAACGCCTTATAAAAAGGAGTGTAATAGGTGTTGTACGTTGCATACTGCGGGTGTTTTTAGCCATTATGGAGCTACCCACCGCCCGCTGGGGTATTACTAACACTCTCCGTATGATCTGCCATAACCGCCCTCGCAATCAAGAGGTAAGTCAGGTGCCCACTTAGGTCTAATCTTCATAACTTTTTCTACTGCAAGCATTGCTTCCTTCACTTCGTCTTCTGGAACAATACATCCAATAGCGTCATGCACAGTCATAACTACTTTGTACTTCTTAGCTACTCGTAAGAGCTGTTCACCTATGACAATCCTTGCTAATGCTTGGCAAACATTCTCAATAACTTTACCACCGTAAATGCGGTTAGGGATTATAGCCCTACCCTTGCGGGTATCGTACACCATCCCTTCGTACGCATCTCCGTCTCCAGCAGGGGTTACACGTAAGTTAGGATACTTTATGTACAACTTATTAGGTAGGCGTATACCGGTACTGCCTTCCACAGTAAGGATGCCTTCTTTGCCTAACTCCTCTACTTTGTCTTTCATCATGGTCTTTAGCGCCTTGTTAGCCGCTCTCCATAAAGCAGGGATGCGTGGGTAAGTCTCTCTATACACACGAATAATTCTGTCGCACTCTTCCTCGGATAGCTCTACGTTGAAAGTAGCTAACTGAGCGCGGAACTTAACGTGACCCATACCATAACCTGCTCCTAGTATCGTAGTCTTACCTACAAATCGCTCCTCCTTGGTTATCTCCGACTCAGGTTTGTCATAGATAGCAGACGCCATAATCTTATACACATCATCGCCTCTGTCGAATGCCTCAACTAAGTCTGCCTCTTCCGCTAACCATGCTAGCGTACGTGCTTCAATTTGAGATAAGTCGCAGTCTATAAACTTGTACCCATCTGGAGCGCACATTGCTTTCTTTAACTGTGAGCCTCTAGGCAAATTCTGCATGTTGATTTTGTCATCCCCACCCCACCGTCCGGTGTGAGCAGCGTAATAGCGTAAGGGGATAGGTAGCGTGCCACGGTTTGCTATATCTATAAAGCGTTGAGTGCGGGTCTCTTCGATGGTAGACCTAACCCCTAGTCGAGCAGCTACTAACGCCTGCACTTCGGGGTTTCTATGTTCTTGTAACGCCTTGAATGCTTCATCGCTTTTAGCAAACGCATAAGTCTCTTTGCCTGTTGCGGGGCTTATTTTAAGTGGGGGTTCTATACCATAGCTGCGCAGCAGCTCAGCAAATTGGGGGTTGCTCGTTAGCTTTGTTTTTTCGTGAGCCACCTTATCCATAAGTGCTTCTTTAGTATGCTTAATCTGCTTTAAATGCCCAGCAAGTATTTCTTTATCCAGTACTAGCGCAGGCTCACTAAACATGCGTATGGTTAAATCTATGAGGGCTAATTCAAAGTTGGGGAAATCTTTTTTGAGGACTTGGAAAAGTTTATAAGTAAGCTCAGCGTCTTGGATGCAGTACCCGCCGTAAGCCTCAAGTTCTTCCGCCGTAAAGTCTAGGCGTTTCTTACCAATTGCTGCGTGTATTTCAGTACCCTTTGCGCCCAATTCATAGTACTCAGCTAGAGCGGCGAGACTTCCCCCTACTTCTATGGAGTGTATTGCCCGCGCCATAGCCAAAGTGTCGGCTATCTTTTTAGGCTTAATTCCAAAGTGCCAATTAAGTATAGACATATCGAACATAGCGTTGTGCGCAAGCGCAATAGAGTTATCCCAATCAAACTGGGCTAAAAATTTAGCGGTTTGTTTTTTACTGCCCGAAAACCAGACTGGCGCATTAGCGTTTCCTGATGATAGTTCCGCCCCAATTTTTTTAATTGCCACACCGATAACTTCAAAGCGTGGGTCTCTTATGTATTCTTCAGTAGTCAGTTTCCTAAGACCGTAATCTTTAGCGTAGTAGGTTTCAAAGTCTATTGTTAGTATGTCCATAGGATTTTAAGTACTCTGCGAGCACTCCAATGTTCTCTTCGTTGATTATAAAAGTTGTGCCTTCTGCCTCTCTAATAGCAGTTAGCTCTCTGAGTTGTAGTTCCGTAGCTTTGTTCTTACCTGCCTTGCATTCGATGCCGATGAAGTGCCCATGTAGGCAGCACACTATGTCGGGCACTCCGCTGCGTCCCATGCCATAGCTAGCAGGGAAAAAATAATATGCGCCGCGTTCTTTAAGTAAACGCACCACATTGTTCTTAACTTTCTTCTCGGGAGTCATAGCCATACAAGAAGAATAGCTTATAGATTGGACTTTGTAAAGGCAAAAAAAACCCCGCACTAAGGCGGGGTAAGTCTTTGGTAAGGTCTCACTGAGACCTTGTTACTCCTCTCTACTAAGGTCTCACTGAGACCTTGTTGTCTACATACTGAGTTAACACCGTTCGCATCACGCTAGTATAGTTTTCGTGTAGCTTGAAGTGTGCTACTACGTACTCAGGTAGTCGAACGTTTACATGTACTAGAGTAGGTTCTTTTTGTTTGCCCCTACCTTTGTTGGTTCTTTCAGCTATCGAATTCAAGTTGCACCTCGTCTCGTATAAAGAATTTATTTTGGTCTAGTTTGAAACCCGCCCCTGCTAGGAACGTGTCGTCTTCGGCTAGTTTTAGCATACCCAAAGCCAATTTCAAATCTTGGGGCATTGTCTCTCGACTAAGACGTTTAGGCGTACTCATACCATTTCGCCATGTAAAGTACTCCTCGTTCTCTAGCAGCACGTAGTAACCTCCATCTTTAGACTTAACCTTGTCGATTGTGTCTACCAATCCTATCTCATGCGTTACCTCTTGATATTTCTGCACAAGGTCTGTGCCCCCCATAATTTGGAGTGCGTCTATTAGAAATTGGTTGTCTAGTTTACTGCGAACAAAAGTTTGCACCGCGTGCTCGGCTAATCTCTGTCCGTCACGTAGTGTATACAAAGTGTGGTTAAGTTTGTGGCTTACCTCATACGCTACTACCTCCATGCGCTCGTTCGTAGTAATACCATAAAAGTATTTAGCGAATATACTTTTAGCGACGCTCAGCTTAGTCGTTTTCTTCCCGCTACCTCTCTTAACCTCCTGTTGTATTCTGTTGTTGTGAAAAATAATTCCCTCACTTTTTCGACTTTCTATTCTGCCTAACGGCTCTTGCCCATCGTACACCCCTACTTCAGATGCCCACAGCATTTCGTCAGCGTCAACCGTGCCCATAGTTAAGAATGTGTAATGCGGATACCGTTCACTAACATGTAGAAGCAAGTCGTGCATATTCCAGACGTCGGCTTTCATTACTAGGTCGCCTCGATACGTTTGCGTATGGAAAACATTTCTTGGCATGTTGGCGAAGTGTTTAACCTCACCTTCTTTTATCTCTTCTAGCTCTCTTCTTGTTCTGTATCTGTTGATGTCATATACGGCTTCAATCATTGCGTTCCCCTTACCAGTCGTACGATGTAATTATTGAGTCCACCTCGTCCTTCACTTCCTGTCGGATAGTTGGGGAGTCTTTGAACATCTCTTTTGTTTTACCAGCCATAATATCTTCAAGGCGTTGTCGTGCTTCCTCAACCTTGGGATCGTTAGACAAGTTCATGTGTTTAAGCATTCGACACAAGTCAATGGGGTTGGTAACAAACGTGTCATGCCACCGCTTCTTATCGTCCTCGTCATCGTCTCCAGTGTCCGTACACTTCGCACTTATACCTTGCAGCTCCTTTAGTAGCCGCTTCTCATTCTCCTTGGCTGCCTCTGCTACCTTGCGTTCGACTTCCTCATCACAAGACTGTCGAAGCTCTTGCATCTCCTGCTCTGGTAGGTCTATGCACAGGTGACCGCTCTCAGGAACCGGTGCTACTACAAAGTTCCATGCAAACTTACTCATCACTTCCTCTACTGGTGGGTAGTCATTCTCGTTGAACATGTCGCCTCGATACTGCCTAGCTGTCTCGCGGTAGCTAAAGTACTTAACCCGAAAGGTATCCAACATAGAATTAAATGCTGCCTTCTTGAGGTTGTGTTGCGACTTGTAGTCTAGGAATAGACTAGTAGGACAAAGCCTGTAGCCTCGCTCGTCCCAAGGTAGAGTCATGTTGGTATGCCACAGTCGGACGTTAGCGGCATGCTTCTGTACGTCCTTGTGCCCAGTTGAACCCACCATCAGGTTGTCGTACATACGCATTGCCTTTGGGTCTGCGTTCTTACCCCTAGCGACCTCATTCTCTAGGTCTTTGTTGCGTTTGCTTGCTCCCCATACGCTAATATTTAGACGTACCAGTACTGCACTATTTGCTATTACACTCATTATCGTTCTCCGTTATAAGGTCTCAGTGAGACCTTTAGTCAATGTTGATTGTCTTGCCCATAGGGGCGGTTATGTTGCTGTCGTTCGTTATTGCCCACAGAACTGGAGCCATCCAATTCCCCCAGTTGTTGATCTCACCATCAGTCAGCATTACCACACAGTCTGGCTTGATGTTGTTGCTGCTTAAGTAGTCAGAGACACACGAAGGGTCAGTGCCTCCGCCTCCCACTACATTCTTAACCTCGGGGGCGTCTTTCAGTTGGTCACTGGTAAACACTCCTCGATACTCTACTGCACCATCCCAATCAATCAGATGTACCTTGTCGATGTGCAATGCCTTTACAAGACTCACCAGTTCACTCGTTACTTTGTTGAGCCTGTTGTCGTAGCGCATAGAGTATGAGGAGTCTCGGCACACTGCGATCTCATTCACACCATTACCTTCTAGCGTAGGCATAATGATGTCTTGATGCAGATACCTACGGTTAGGTCTACGCCATGTGCTGCGTTCCTTCTTGCGACACGTTGAGTTCATAAACATCCGTAGTGCGTCACGCCAATCCACCTTGGGTGTGACCAGTTCCCCCAAGCCCAGGGCGTCCTTTAAGCCTCCTGCACCTGCTTTACTACCGGCATGGATACCTTGTCGGATAGCTTCGGTAACATCTTGCTTGACCTGCTTGGCTTCCTCCTCGGTGAGCTTCTCGGCTCCTTCCCAATCGTGACCGTCAAACCCTGCGTCACCGTCACCGTCACCTTCGCCCCCGCCTTTGTTGCCCTCGTTACCTTCGGGTTCTTGCTGATTCTCAAGTAGGTCGTTGAATATCCTCTTGATTGTCCACCCTCGATACTTGATGTCGTGCAGACCTATAGGCTTACCGTTCTCGTCCTCGGGCATTGCAGTGAACTTATGGTCGGGGTCTGCCAACTCGATGCGATCATTGTTCCAATAGTCCATCGCCATGTTGGCTATCCGAGGATCGCGCTTGGCTAGAGCCATGTAAGTCACCATGTGCATACCTGCCTTGTGCAGCCACTCGTGTACCATGACGTAGGCGACACCCTTATCCCCATTACTTATTCGCTTGAATAAGAACTCAGGGTTGTACCAACAGTCCCGTCCGTCTGTCATTGCTGTGGGTACGTCAGTAGTCAGATGAGTCTTACCGTGCATGGCAACGCCACGCAACAGCCCGAACGGCTCACACCGCATAAGCCCGATCTTGATTGCTTTGAATTTACGTTCTGTATCCATGTTGTTCTCCAAAGGTCTCAGTGAGACCTTATAGTAAGTCTTCGTTGTCAGCTGCCCAGAGTGAGAACTCTCGGTTGTTGAACGCTATGTTCTTGTTCGCGTGCCTAGCCAATGCTACACAGAACACCACCTGCCACTCTTCCTCCATACGACGCAGGTATTGCAGTATCGGAGTCAGAGTATCCTTCTCCACATGCTCCAGTAGTCCGAACGTCATTACTGCGCGGGCACCGGGGTCGCTTGGTATTTCAGTAGTGGTTGGGTTCTGCACGACAGACTTAACCGAGGGCAACGACTCTTGGAATCTAATGAAAGAGACTTGGCTCGCTGCGTACGCACTACCGGCTGTGCCTGTTAGCGCAGCGTCAAGAGTATCTTCGTCGTACTTGTCGATGTTCCAAATGATGTTGGAAGAAATCTCCAGTGTACGCGGGGAAACCACATTGTCCTGCGGGTTGGACGGATGGAATATAAACTCATTCTTCATACCATCCACATACGAGGCTAGAGCTTGCGGGTACCTATCCACCCACGCCATAACAA